TCTCTAAATATATTACTTCAAGAGTGGGGTAATAGAGGTATTCACTATTGGGAAATAGATGAACTTGATATTGATTTAATTGAAGGACAAGCCGAATATAAATTTTTTAGATCAAGCGATGATGGCACAAGTGCTGTGTCAAATCCAAACGGTGTTTACGGAATATCCGATGTTCTTGAAGCACAATTAAGATCTAATAGAACACAAACTACGCAGTCTGATAGCCCCATGACAAAAGTTGATAGATCTAATTATGCTGGTTTTTCAAATAAACTTTCTAAAGGCACACCTAATCAATATTTTGTACAAAGATTTATTGATCATGTTAGTATTCAAGTGTATCCAACACCAGATTCTACAAACGGATCTAAGGATATGCACATTTATTACATTAAAAGAATACAAGATGCAGGAGATTATACAAATGCATCTGACGTACCGTTTAGATTTGTGCCTTGTATGGTATCAGGACTAGCATATTATTTAGCACAAAAGTATCAACCAAACTTAATTCAACCTATGAAACTAGCTTACGAAGACGAGTTTGCTAGAGCTTTAGCAGAAGATGGTTCTGCTTCTAGCACACATATAACACCTAAAACTTATTACCCAGGAGCATAATGTCAAAATACGCAACAGGTAAATACGCAAAAGCAATATCAGATAGATCTGGTTTAGAGTTTCCATACAGAGAAATGGTTAGAGAATGGAATGGATCTTTTGTGCATATATCAGAGTTTGAACCAAAACAACCGCAATTAGAACCAAAACCGCAAAGTGCAGATGGTATTGCTTTGAGACATGTTCGAGTTGCAAGAACAGAAAACGATGTAGCATATTCTTTACCGGAAGACGCTTTTGAAAGTTATGAAGCAGGGTCTAGAATTATAAATGTTACTGCGCCGGGACACGGTTTAACAAATGGAACTACTTATAGATTTAGAGGGCAACCTACTACTTCTGCAGGAGGAAATGTTTTTGTATATGCTAATCCAGCGGACTTTGATGGAATTACAGGAACTAATATTGCAAAAGCAGCAGGGTATGCAATAACAACTGGTTTATATGTAAGTGGATCAAGAAACACTACAGACTATTCTGTAGCTAATTTTTTTCATTTTACAGTTGACACAGATACTGCTACAAAGGGAGGAGTTAAAGGAGGAGGAGTTGGCTGTTCAGTAGGACCAGTCACATTAAGCGCATGATTAAACATATTATTAATATAATTAAAGGTTGGTTTGCACCTAAACAAGAAGTGGACCCGCATGAAGAAATGTACTTGAAACCAGAAGAACCAGATGTTCCTGTTTATGAAAACGAACAAGCTGTTTCTAACCGTAAACTAGAAAAGATAAAAAGAAAACATAAAGGACAATAATGGCTGGATTAAGTGCATCAGGATTAAAAACTCAAATAAGAAGTTATACTGAAACAGACTCGAATGTTTTGTCAGACTCTGTTTTAGAAAATATAATTTTAAATGCACAATATAGAATTTTTAGAGACGTTCCTATTGATGCAGATAGAAAACAACAACTAGGTAATTTAGTTGCTGGACAGGAATCAATTAACGCTCCAGCAGGAGCGTTATTTATAAGAGGTATACAAGTTTATGATACCGCAGGATCAGAGACTACAGGGGCTAATAGATGGTTAGAAAAAAAGGATTATACATATTTACAAGAATATCAAGATGTGACAGGCACATCAGCAGCTCAAGGTCAACCTAAATATTATGCTATGTTTGGTGGAGGCACAGGAGAATCAGACACGACATCTGGACGTATAGCTTTCGCTCCAGTCCCTAACACAACTTATAGATTTAGAGTGCATTTTAATAAAATGCCAGACCTTCTAGAGAATAATGACACTAATTATATTAGTATGAATTTTTCAAATGGGCTATTATATTGCTGTTTATCAGAAGCATATGGTTTTTTAAAAGGCCCAATAGATATGTTGACTTTATATGAAAATAAATATAAACAAGAGGTACAAAAGTTTGCTAACGAACAAGTTGGTAGAAGACGAAGAGATGACTACACTGATGGCGCTGTTCGTATACCAATAAGATCAGCAAACCCGTAGGAGATAAAATATGGCAATAACATCGGCAATATGTTCAAGTTTCAAACAAGAACTTTTACAAGGTAAACATAGTTTTGAATCTTCAGGTGGACACACTTTTAAAATTGCACTTTTTGATAGTGATGCAACTTTAGGTGCTTCTACTACAGACTATTCAACGTCAGAAGAAATTACAAATACATCAGGAACTGCATATACTGCAGGTGGAGCAACTCTTACAAACTCAGGTGTTTCATTATCTTCAACAACAGCTTTTACAGACTTTTCGGATGTGACTTATTCATCTGCTTCTTTCACTGCAAACGGTGCATTGATATACAACACAACAACAGACGGTGGATCAGGAACAACTGATGCTGTTTGTGCGATTGCATTCGGTGGTGACAAGACAGCTAGTAACGGAACTTTTAAAATAGAATTTCCAGCAGCAGCAGCAACGACAGCAATCATCAGACTAGCATAGGAGGCCGACCATGTCGGTATCTTCAGGATGGGGCCGGTTAACCTGGAATCAGGCTAATTGGAACGAAGCCACAACTTTAAAAACAGGTTGGGGTGCGCAAGCTTGGAGTGATGGTGAATGGGGCGAACTTAAAGACGCTATTGCTCTTCCAACAGGTTTATCTATTACATCCAGTATTGGTTCAGTTGACATACCTGATCAAATAATTACACCTACAAGTTTTGAAATTACAGCTTCACAAGGAGAAGCTTTTGTCCCTGTTTCAATAGACGACACATTATCTATCACATCTTCTATTGGTTCAGTATCCGTGGTTGACATGCAGGTAGGGTTGACTGGTGTATCAACAACATCAGCAATTGGATCTGTGACAGTCAACGACATGACTATTGGCTTAACAGGCCAAGAGTTTACTGCTAGTCAAGGAACTGCAAAAGCACCAAACGAAACAGCTATTGTTTCTGGTTTAGCCATCACATCTGAACAAGGAACTGCTGTAGGATCGTCTTCACAAGAGGCTTCTTTAACAGGAGTAGAATTTACAGCTAGCCTTGGAACTGTAGTTATACCAAATGATGTGGTTCAAATATCAGGTGTAGAAGCAACATTTGCTCAAGGAACTATTGTAGGACTAGGAAGTGCCGTTGGTTCAGCTAGTTCTTTAAGTATGACTTCTAGTGTTGGTTCTTTAACAATAGAAGAGGGTCTAGGATTAACCGGTCAATCATTTAGCGCTAGTGTTGGATCTATAAGTTTAACGGATATTATTGTTGGATTACCAAGTCAATCTATAACCACAAATATTGGGGCTGTTGATATATTTGCTTATGGTGATGTTGACACTGGCTCAAATACGTCATATAGTAATGTTTCAACGGGTTCGAACGATTCATATTCGGATGTTGCAACTGGATCAAATACAAGTTATAGTGACGCTGCATAGGAGAAAAATATGGCATCAACATACACACCATTAGGTGTAGAACTTCAAGCAACTGGTGAAAACGCAGGAACTTGGGGTACAAAGACTAATACTAATTTACAAATTATTGAACAAATATCTGGTGGTTATACAACTCAAGCTGTTTCTGATTCAGGAGACACAACATTATCCGTATCAGATGGATCGACTGGTGCAACTCTTTCACATAGAGTTATAGAATTTACAGGATCTCTTACAGCATCTAGAAACGTTACAATACCTTTAGATGTACAAAATTTTTATTTTTTAAAAAATGCAACATCAGGATCTCAAAACGTTGTATTTAAATATGTAACTGGTACAGGAACTTCTGCTACAGTTGCAAGTGGTAAAACTGTAATTGCATATGCAAAAGCAGACGATGGAACTAATCCAAATATTTCTACAATATCATTAGCAAGCGATTTAGTTGATGATACTACACCACAATTAGGTGGTAACTTAGATACTAATTCTTTCATGATAGACTTTGATGATGCTCACGGTATCAGAGATGAAAATGGAAATGAACAATTAATATTTGAAACAACATCATCTGCAGTAAACCATGTTGATATTACAAATGCTGCAACAGGATCAGGACCAGAGATTGGTGCAGTTGGAGATGATTCTAACATTAATTTAGAATTAAGACCAAAAGGAACTGGTGAGATAATGATTGGTACAGGAGCTGCAACAGCAACTCTTACTTCAAGTGGTGCATACGATTTAACTTTAGATACAAATGGTGGAACAAACTCTGGTACTATTACAATTACCGATGGTGCAAATGGAGCAATTACTGCAACACCAAATGGAACTGGTGAAGTAGTTATTGGTGGTAATACTAATCCAGGTACTCTTGTTCTTAATTGTGAGTCCAACAGCCACGGGATTAAACTACAGTCACCTGCGCATAGCGCATCCCAAAGCTACACCTTAAAATTCCCTACTGGAAACGTAACAGCAGGAACATTTTTAAAAGTAAATTCTATAACTGGTTCAGGAACAACAGCAGTTGGTCAATTATCTTTTGCGGCTGCCGGAACTTCTTGGCAAGCAGTAAAAACTTCTACTTTCACAGCAGCAGCTGGTGAAGGTTATTTCGTAAATACAACAAGTAGTGC